AAGAGTAATTCATTTGAAGCAGAGGAAGGATGTAATGATGACTTAGCAATGTGTCTTGTAATATATGCTTGGTTAGTTGCACAGGATTATTTCAAAGAACTTACCGATCAGGACGTAAGAAAGAGATTATATGAGGAACAGAAAAATCAAATCGAACAAGATATGGCACCGTTTGGTTTTATCTCTGATGGTTTAGATGAAGGAAGTTTTGTTGATGCTGAAGGAGATGTATGGCATACTGATGAGTATGGTGATCGATCTTATATGTGGGAGTATCGTTAATGAAAAATCCATTTAAGAATGCTAAATTGAAAAGATTATTATCAAAGTCATTTCCAGGTAAAAAGATTACTATAACTGATAATAAGGACGGTTCACAAACGATTAGTATCAAATAGATATATGAATGTAATAATGCATGTAAAGGAAAGTAATTTATAAATAATTTTAGTAAATTGAATCTTCTATAAAGAAAGAGGGAAAGACATGTCACTTAACTTAGTATCTCCTGGAGTCAAGGTAAGAGAAGTAGACTTAACTATAGGAAATATAACTGGTGCTAACGAACAAGTAGGTGCATTAGCTGCCCCATTTGCAAAAGGTCCAGTTGAGGTTCCACAACTTATCGAAACAGAACAGGATCTTATAAAAACATTTGGAGAACCATCGGGAGTAACAACTGCATCTTATGAGTATTGGATGTGTGCTTCATCATACCTTTCATACGGTGGAGTGCTTCGAGTTGTCAGAGCAGATGATGCTAATATGATCAATGCAAACGCTTCAAGCACTAAAGGACGAATACTTGGTGTTGATGGTGTATTAGGGGTTGGCACTGATGCAAATAGACCTGTGGGATCATTTGTTGTAACTTCTGGTGATGCAGGATTTATAATAGGATTAGCAACAACAGCAGCACATACACCTACTGTTGCAATAACAACAACTGGTACAGGTTTTACAGATAACCAACAAATTGTTATCTCAGGAGCAGCAATAGCAGGAGCAGCAGGAACCACTTATGTTGGATCCGCAGTTACATTTACTATTAATGGTGTAACTGATTCACGAACAGATTTAAAAATAAAATCATATGAAGATTATGTTGATAATCAAGCAAGTCCTACTGAATGGTTTATTGCAGCAAGAAGTCCAGGATCTTGGGGAAATGGATTAAAAGTTTGTGCAATTGACGGAAGGGCAGACCAAATAATTGGACTTATGGAAAATGGAGTTAGTAGCGGTCTTACAACTGCTTTGGTTGGTCTTGGCGTAACTCAATCTTTAGCAGGAAGAAAAGTTCCAAAAGATGATGGAACTGTGGAAACTCTAACTACAGGTCATTTAAGAGGAGTTATTACTGGTATCAGTGTAGCAGGTGGAGTTAGGCATCTTGAAGTTAAAGTAGTTGACAAATTAGTGTTATCTGGAGATGGAACAACATATACAACAACTCCAGTAGATTATGCCGAAGGATCTGAAAATTCTTTTACTGCAGGAAATATTACAGTAATATCAAATACAGGAGTAGGAACAACTGCTGATATAATTTCAGGAAATACAGGAAATGTAGGAGTAGGTTATGTTAAAGACTGGTACAACGATCAAACTTTAGGATTAACAAATTCTACAGTTTTCTGGAAGAGTATTGCTGAAAAACCTGCAACATCAGAGTATGCATCACAAAGAAGTGCAAGAAATGATGAAATTCATTATGTTGTTGTTGATGATGACGGTTCAGTTACAGGAACTGCAGGAAATATTCTTGAGAAACACTTAAATCTTTCAAAAGCAAAAGATGCAGTAATTTCTCCATCACAAAATATTTACTACAGAGATTACATAGCAACTGGTTCTGAGTATATTTTTGCTGGTGCTCAACCAACAGTTGAACAAGTAGATACTGGATTTGTTTCAGGTGGAATAACCACTGGATTTACATTATCTGGAAAAGGCAATTGGACAACTAATGCACAGGGAACTACTTATGCAGGAATTGGTGCAACACACTATTCTCTTCAAAAAGGAGTAGATTACAACAATGCAGTAGATAATTTTGATGTATCATTATCTAATATAGTTTCTGCATATGACACATTTAAGAATGTTGCAGAATATGATATCAACTTCCTAATTATGGGACCATCTGCAGCAACACCTGATGAGACTTCTGCTAAAGCAAGAAAATTAATTGCAATTGCAGAAGAAAGAAAAGATTGTATTGCTTGCATTTCTCCTCCTAGATCTGCAGTTGTAAACGTATCAAATTCTGATACACAAACACACAATATTATTAATTTCTTTGATCCATTACCATCATCATCTTATGCGGTATTCGACTCTGGTTATAAGTATGCATTTAATAGATTCACTAATGAATTTAGATACATTCCAATGAATCCAGATATTGCTGGTTTAATGGCAAGAACATCAATTGATCAATTCTCTTGGTTCTCACCTGCTGGTGCAGCAAGAGGTTCAATAAATGGTGCGGTTAAGTTGGCATATAATCCATCAAAAGCACAAAGAGATGCAATATATCCAAAGAGAATCAATCCAGTGATTGCTTCTCCAGGTGCAGGAATTATCTTATTTGGAGATAAAACTGGTCTCGGATATGCTTCTGCCTTTGACAGAATTAATGTTCGTCGCTTGTTCTTAACGATTGAATCAACAATTGAAAGAGCAGCAAGAGATCAACTATTTGAATTTAATGACATCATTACAAGATCAAGTTTCTTGAATGTTGTTGATCCATATCTTCGTGATGTTAAAGCAAAACGAGGCATCACTGATTATGTTGTTATTTGTGATGAGACAAATAACACCCCAGACATAATTGATTCAAATCAATTTAGGGCTGATATATTCGTTAAACCTAATAGGTCAATTAACTTTATCGGACTTTCTTTTGTTGCGACACGCACAGGAGTAAGTTTTGAAGAAGTCGTTGGAAACGTTTAACTTAATAGAGGAAAAAAATTAAATGGCTAACCTAAACATTCCAAATACAAAAGATAGAACTCTTGATGCATTCAAGGGTCGTATGATAGGAGGTGGTGCAAGACCTAATTTGTTTGAATGCGAATTATTCTTCCCAGCTGACGCTATCCCAGAAAATACAAGTTCAGATGAACTTGAAGACAAGAGTAGATTTTTAGTTAAAGCAGCACAGTTACCTGCTTCTAATATTACTCCGATTCAGATTCCATTTAGAGGAAGAAATTTAAAAATTGCTGGTGACAGAACATTTGATCCTTGGACAGTAACTGTTATTAACGATGTAGACTTTAGTATAAGAACAGCATTTGAAAGATGGATGAACTTAATTAACAAACATGAAGATAATTCAGGATTAACAAATTCAAATGATTATCAGAGAGACGTGTTTGTTAGACAATTGGGTAGGTCTTCCCTTAGTGGTCCTACTCCTACAAGTGCTACACAGATTCCTGTTCTTAAACAGTATAGATTTTATAGTGTTTTTCCAACAAATGTATCTGATATACCTCTATCATATGATAGTTCAGATTCAATTGAAGAGTTTACAGTAGAGATGCAAGTCCAGTGGTGGGATGCACTTAATCCTGATGGAACTACACAACTTGGCACAAATTCATAAATAGTGGTATAATAATAGAAACTTAATTATACAATGGCAAAACTTTTTGGATTTAAATTACCAGATCCGTCTGAGTCGAAATCAAAAGGAGTTATTTCACCAGTAACTCCTAGCGATGAAGATAAGTCGGATTTTTATGTGTCGAGTGGATTCTATGGACAATATGTAGACATTGAGGGAGTATATAAAAGTGAGCAAGATTTAGTTCGTAGATATCGTGAGATGTGTTTACATCCAGAGTGTGATAGTGCGATTGAAGATGTTGTAAATGAAGCAATCGTATCTGATTTAAATGATTCACCAGTAGATATAGAATTATCAAATCTTCCAAGTTCCGATAAATTAAAAGAAATAATTCGAAGAGAATTTAAATATATCAAACAACTCATGAACTTTGATAAAAAGTGTCATGAGATTTTTCGTACTTGGTATATTGATGGGAGAATTTACTACCATAAAGTTATTGATTTAGATAACCCAAGTGATGGTATTCAAGAAGTAAGATTTATAGATCCACTTAAAATTAGATTAGTTCGTAAAACAGATAAGAATGGTTCTAATAGATTATCACCATTTGATGTTTCAAAAAATGGAAATGATCCTAAATCAGACGCTGCTCCAGATCTTCATGAATATTTTTTATATGATCCAAATACAATTACAGGAAAAGGTGGTGGAATATATCCAACTAAAAGTTCAAAAGGTGCAGTCAAAATTGCAAAAGATGCAATTACATATGTCACATCAGGACTTGTAGATCGTAATAAGCAAACAGTATTATCATACTTACATAAAGCAATTAAAGCACTTAACCAGTTAAGAATGGTTGAAGATAGTCTCGTAATTTATAGATTATCTCGTGCTCCAGAAAGAAGAATATT